GGGCAGCGTGATCAGTTTGTGATCGTTGCTTACAGTTTGACTGTTTCCTAGACAATTTCAACTTAGCGCTGAAAGAATAATCATCACCATGCATTGCGCGAAGAAACCACAAGCAAGCATGGCCAATGTTGCGGCCGGAGGCCTGTCAACGACACTCATGGCAGATAGGGGCTTTTTCAATGAAATTAGTCAAGCCATGGCTGTAGTGGGAAAGAATCATGTTTCACCAGCTAATGATTATTCCAGTTGGATATCAGTCTGTCGTACTGTTAACCACTGGACTTCTTTCCACGAGATGGAGAATAGAATATTCCGAACCAAATTTGGCAACTGTATCGGAATCGAGTCACCCCTCCTGCTTGACTGGCGGCGAGGTGTGAACTCGGATAGACTGGCATCATTGACTCATATTCACCCATCCTCGAAAAAGAATTTCGAGATTTTGTTCACTCATGACGAGCGTCACATATCCAGAGCTACAGGTCTCGGACCCATCTATGATGGATCACAGTCCGAGATCCTCTGGGTAGAGGGCATCAGCCCCACCGACATAAAAATTAAAAAATCCGAAATGGAACCAAAAACAGTAATATATTTCGTATTAGAACCGGACTTCACTCCATATGCCATATCACTTCTAGGCAAATTTGTCTCAGAGTTTAAAAATATCATGTTCACCTCCTATCAGTCCAGTCTGGAATCATGGCCCGTTGTCATGCTAGGCGAACCTACCAAGTCAGATGCTCAGCTCGGCAACATCAACATGGACAAGTTCATGCAGTTTCGAGAGACCTGGCGTGAATCGCAATCATTGGTCATCAAAGAGTACTCACGTTGGGCCAAAGATCACAAAATTGACGATTTCTTCACCTGCATCGACGACCGGCACGAATATGATTCAATCAGGTCTCAACTGAAGACCGGTCAACTGTACCTACGTCTCATAAGTATGGTCTACTCGGCCACCAAGCAACTCAAACAACAACCGGGAAACTTCAAACGAGTCGCCAACAAGTTTGGCAATGAGGCCAGGATGGAGTATCACAGACAAGTCAAAACCAACTGCAAAGTGAGGAAGATTCATGCCAAACCGACTAGTCACAACCTCTCAGTGGTCACTCAGGAGGATGTTGAGATCAGTCAGAATGAACTCTACAAAGAGACTCTGTTTCACATGGCGTCGGAGGGATCTCCCTGGGCACAGAAACACTTTGCAGAAGATGCCCTATCGGCTGTTGCCAAGGGCAGCGATGTCAGGAACTTTCTTCTACCTGAGAAGAAAGCTTACGATCCCAAGAAACCATCTTTCACCTTCCCAAAGAACATTGACAGAGATTATCAGTCAGAGATCAACGCAGATCTGAGCGGCAAGTGCAACATCAACTACAGTCACCAATCCACAGGCGGTCATCCAGATGCCGTCGCGCGCAGAGAACACTGGTATGCCATCACATTTCTAGACTGGGGGCTTCATAAGAAGACCAAGCAACCCGATCGAGACACCCTGATCAAGTATGGTGGTGACAATGTGTCCAACAGGACTCGTGATGTCAATGAGCTGAAACTCGTCCACTGCTGTCAACCCATCTTGAACGCCGCCGATCCAGCCAGAGTGGCCAAAGGAAATGTCAATCTACTGACCAACAATAAGCTCAAAGAGCCGATGCAACTGGCCCTTCACAACGCCAAACACACCGATCTCTATCAGTGTCACAACAAATGCCAGGACTGCAATATCACCTCCACCTACCTCTATTTGAGCAATGTAGTGGACATGACACCTTCGGAGATTGCGGATTCGATGGACTCCGCTCAAGCCCTAGCAGGCAGGGTTATAATACCCTGGAATGCGGACACCTGCTTTCAACTCACCAAGACTGGCTACTCCAATGCTACGAAACAGTTTTTCGAAGTCATCGAAGTTGATGGAGTGAAGAAATTGAAATGCTACTTTGGCGATGGGCTAGAACAAGATTACATTCATGACATCGCCAATCTCAGAGCACTCTACTTTTCCAGCATTGTAAGATCAAACAGTGGCAATCTTTACTCCTTCACCATCAACAGACGCATGAAGGGTCCGGACGGACAACCTGAGATGATCGCTATCGATGTTCATCCGATAGTTACCAACTTAGCGGGAGAGACATTCGAGGTGTCCAAGACCGTGATCAATCTGTCAGACGATGCCTATGTGCCGGTCCTGGAGTTCGTCAAGAAGAATCTCTTTGATGGAGGTGTAGCAGGCAGGATCAAGGGCTCCTACTATATCCGTGTTCCGGTCACGATAGTCAACTCTGTACTGGCTGGGCTGCTAGCCAAAGATAACATGACCTGGCAAGACACCCTGAAGACCATCTTCAGTAGACTGGTGATGTCCCTTGCTGAGTCCTACGCAGGACTTCTTCTCACCAGACCTAGATTCACAGCAGATGAGATAGTTGCATTGTCTATATCCCTGTTCATACGGGCATTCTTTCAGAAGAACGAGATTGGGTCTCAGATAAAGCAACTCACTGAGGGTGTCAAAGATCACTTCAGGCGCAGAGACGGAGGCTTCAAGAACAAGCTCAGCTACATGTGGAAATGGATGGCGGTAAAATGCAGCAATAAATCCAAGGAGACCAGCCTGAATCTGATTCAATCTTGCGATCAAGACACACTTGCCAAACTCAACACGCACGTGTCCTTCAACGGCACGGTTTCCTTTGAGGAAATAAGTGCCTCCGAGCTATGCTACCTAGCCGCCATGGCAGCTGTGGGATATCAGAGAATAATCTACCCGAAGAAGGACATAGTCGTCGTTCGCGACAGGCATCAATATCTGGGCCCAAAACAGCACTACAAGAACACCCCGATGAATTTCGTCAGTGTCGTCCCCAGCAAGGTACTAGTCCTGCAAACAGATGACGAAGAAATCTATCTGAATGACTGTCAAGAGGAAATGATGGAGATGGCCAAACAAATTCAGATATCCGAGACCATCCGTGGGATCAAGACCATGCAGCTAGTAGAGGACAGTCCAGTCGAGGAATCTACCACACTGCCCAAAGCCGTGACACTTGCTCAGTCCTGTGACCACTCAGGTCTAGAGTTCTGGGATCCTAAGAACAAAGACAATCTCTGTCTCTTTCGCTGTCTACTTCGTTACAAAGGACTCAAGGAGACCACCCACAATCTATCAGCCCTGGTCCTGGATGTTCAAAGGTATTGCGACAGAAAGAGTGATGTTGTGGCCAAGGCTCTGGCCAATCACCAGATCCCACCTCTTCACGAAACCTGCTCCCTTCTGGCCGACATGTTTAAAATGTCGATAAGAGTCTGTTCCCTTGACCTGGGGACGACCCAGTGGGGCACCCACAAAGAGACCATGCACATACAACTCCTGAAGACCGACGAGTTGGTCTTCCATGCTCTCTTAGTCACCAAACCAGAGCTACTTAAGTGCGCCTGGAATGCCCAAGCTGAACTGAAACCGTTGGGCGTCAATTGCGTCCTGGATCTAGAACGCTCTGAGTCAGTTAATGTCACAGATCTCTTCACTTCCAGAGTTGGCACGGACTACGAAGTGACCGACATCTTCTCCTCCAATCCCACCTGGCTGGCCGACTCGCTCTACAAAAATTCACAGACAAACATCAGAGTTCTGACCAAAGCCACTAATTTTAGAATCGATTCGGCCATACTGGATTCGAAAAGATTCATCGACACCTGTCGGCTAGAAGGAAGGAGACGCGACATGGTCATAGCAGCAGACACATCCACCTACAATCAAACTCACCTGACCTATCTCGACATGGGCACCATGTCGCTACCCCATGATGAACACCTGAGACACACAGCCAAGTTGATGCTGATGACCAGCAACAGGAAACCACTTCTGGCATTCAGGATTTTTTCAGCTGCGGATTACGCAACTATCAAGGTAGTGAACTTCCTGAAACATCTGTTTTGCGACACCAGAGTCTATCAATTCACAGAGTCTCAGAGACATGTCGGAGGATGCTACGTAGTGCTGTCTGAACCAGTGTACGAGGATCTGGCCTCTATGATCCGAGAAGTCGACGGTGCAGCTTCGTCCACATCCTATCCCAGAGAACTACTCGATCAGTTTCTCTCCAATGAGACACAACTGGGACAGATGCATGCTGAGAAGTATGGAGTGGGTTGCAGGAAAGTTGTTATAAGACCCGCTCAGAATCAGATCACTGAAGACAGTCCTACCTACCGCCGAGTGGAAGCCAGGATCTTCCTTGACAAGTTCAGACCTCGTCAGGCTTTGGAGAAGGTTGAGACGAAAAGAGCCGAGCTGGAGTGTCGCAAGGTCTACGAGGAGAACATGGTTGCCAGACTCAACACTCTGTTCAAACATGAAGCACCAGCCATAGTGGAACAGTACTACCATCTGGACGCCGAAGTGGACTATCTCAGGAGTCACTTCATGAGATCTGGCAGAAAGTTGACCAATGATCGAGACAAAGCCAACGTACTGGTCAGAGCGACCTTCGATGAAAACGATTACCTCCTGGCGAAACCCAAAGACTCCATCTGGGTGGTCAGAGACAATTCGAGACCCTTCTGGACTTCAGAGTACCATGCCATGGCCACTTTTGACAACGACACCTATCTGCTAACCTCCAGAGCTGCTGCACCGTCGACCCTCCCTGAGCACATCCTCAGGTGCCGAGTTGACGTGTCGCACAACGATGCGTTTGTTCTTGCGGACAAATACAATCTGACTGTTGCCATGAAAACTTCTGGAGGCGCGATCAGTATTTTGAAAAAAGGCGGCGCTTTCACAGTCTGCATGGCTGAGGCCGACTACGAGTACTACACTGTTGGTGAAAAACGTGAGTCCTCGCTGGTGAATGCAGAGGATTGGAAGGATCACACCATCACGTTCAGGACTCAAAGTGATCACAGACCATCGTTCAACATCAATGCCCAGGGAGTTTTCGTAGTCCTTCCACCAGGCTACGAGCTGCACAACAACATGCAGGAGCTGAGAGATGTTCTCTCCCTACGCTACTCCAGACACACAAGATTCTCCTACAACACTGAGGCTTGCATGCATTCTCCACATGTACTTTCGCAACTCACAGTCAAAGACGGAGTCAATTACTTTGGTCTCAAGATAGACTCTCTGAGGACCAACATGAGACCCATGCACATGGATTACAATGACAACCAGCTTCTAGTGAATCGAATGCGTGACAATCTGACTTTTGGAAGAGCGGTCCTCGACCCAGATGTGACCACCGATTCGCTGTTCAGAACCATCATGAACTCCCTGAAGGAGTTTGCAGCTCTGACAATCATCGACAGAGAGAAACTGATGCATTCCTTGAAAAAGTTCAAAACTCTGGTTCTTGATGAGGCCCAATCCAGAGACCACTATGCAGCCTTGGCCGAAAGAAACGGCTTCGCCAATCAAATTGGAGTCATCTCCGTTCAGGGAGAAGTTTTGCTCAAAGTTGACAAGATGGAAAACATCGTGACGGCATTCGATGGAGATGAATCAGTTGACGTCAGCTATTGCGATGTGACCAAGAGGTTCAGAGTGAGACCAGGAGTGGATCAATCCACGGATGTCCTGATGATCACCAGCATGTGTGTCAACGACTCTTTTCCCTCCATTGAGAACTTGTACACTAGTATCGCTCACCGCCTGACTCCGGAGGATGTCAGGACCGTATTCGACAAAATTCACAAAATCATCACAGTCTTCGGTGCAGGAAAATCCACAACCCTGTGCAAGCGTGTGGCAGAAACCATCAACTCTCAAGTTGACCTAGTGATCGTGGCGTCCAACGAAAACAAAAGATCTATTACCAAAGAACTGATGGTCAGAGGAGCCGACGAAGAATCATGCAATCGACAAGTTCGAACGCTGGCGTCCTTACTCAAACTCAAACTCAGAGCCGCCAAAGGAGACGCCGCAGCCAGTAAAGAAATGAAAATCCTGAGCTCAATGACCAACGTCTACTGGGATGAGGCTCTAATGCAACATGCCGGAGCAGTCTGGGCCGTCCTGCTGTCACTGCCCTCACCTAGCAAGATCATTCTGATTGGGGATCCCTGTCAGACTGTCTACAGATGTGACAGGGAAGACATCGGAAAACCCCGGTTTTTCGAGCTTCTTGCTCACGGTCCCTGGAGTGACCCCAGTGCCAATGCTGGAGCCCTGCCACTCGATGTGTCAGAGATCGTCAATGTCACTCAGCGGTGCGGACCTCTAGCTGCCATGCTAGCCTCAGACATCTACAAGGCCAGACTGGGAAAAGACTTTGAGATTAAGTCAGCCAGGAGTCTGGATACACCTTCCGACTTCAAGGTTCTGACCACAGACCAGGGACTTCTCGAACCATCTTTGAGGCAAGACATGGCCGCCACAAAAGCCAACGGAGGAAGAGTGATTGTCGTTGGCGTGACGTCAGCCTGCACTGCTCAAGCTCGCGAGGAAGTGAAACAGTTAGCCAGTCAGACCGTGATTGTCATACCTAAGGAAGACATAAATACCATCAAAGCCAGTCAAGGAGCCACAGCTGATCTGGTTATCATTTTCAGATCCAAGATGCAACACACCAAACTGCTTGACAATCTCGATCTCATACTAGTAGCCATCTCTCGATCCAAATTCAAGACCATCTACGTGAGCAAGAGAGTTGGTTACTCTGACAATCTGGCCGACTACATTGAGTCTGGCATGAAACAGTATCTGAGAGATCCAACTATTCTGAAGAAGTATCGAGCCAACGAGAGCGACATGACTTGTGACAAGCTGTTTGACAAGATCCTAGGTCCCAGTCGCTCAGTTCGAGTTGGAGCCTGGAACTTCAGAGAGGCAGTAGAGACCAACGGACTGGTGACATTGTGGGAAACCACTGAACCGACAGACAACGGAGACACTGGCAAACATCTTGAAGTCACGTCCAGAGTGCGAAAACCCACCGGATTGGTGTCCCTGAGGAAGCTGGCGCGGAAAAGGTCGCCCAGAGAACCCCGGTACATCATCAGAGAAGTTGATTACAGACAAAACAGAAAAGTGTTTGCGACAATCAGAGAGGCAGTGTTCAAGACAGAAATGCGAGATCATTACTTTATTGAGTTTGACAAAGAAGACAATGACAAGGACTCGGCTGTGGATGCAGTCACAGACACTCTTGTGCCAGCGGTCGATTCCATTGAACAAATAAAGACCAAACGAGAATTTGCAAGACTGACGGACGAGAGAATGGAACTGGCATCATCACCGGACATGTCCACTCTCGAGACCATTCAGGAGCAAATTTACGATGATTTTCCGCACACCGAAGCAAAAAGGATGATCGATCAGATAGTCCATGACTCACCGGTTCACAGATCAGCCTTCTTCAGTGGATCGGTTAGAGAAATTGAGGCAGCTCGCAAGCTGGACAAGAGCAACCTCAGGCCGAAGCTAAAAACACCCTTACAGAGACCTAACACTGGAAGTGATCTAGAGACACTTTACGCACTCAATGCCAGGAACTTGGGAGCACCCGATCTGTTCGATCACAAGTACACAGACAACGATCTAGCCAGAAAGCTGTTCAGGGGATTCACCAGAGCATTTTACAAAGATAAAAGACCGCGACCCTATTTGATTAATCGAGCCACCACACGAGCTTGGAGTCGCGAGACAGGAGCTGTGACTGAGAAGACCCTGAAAAATTTTGACTTTGCACTGGTCGAGACTCATCTAAACAAGTATGAGGTGATGTTAAAGAGGATGAGTAAACCTGGACTGAAACAACGCAAAGAGCTAATCTATGAGTCAGCACAAGTTATCACCAAGTGTCATGGGGCCATGATTCATGTCTTCAGTCCAATCATCAGACACATGACCGAATGGCTCATCAACAACCTAGCAGCCAATGTAATGATCAATTGCGGAGTCTCCAATGACGAGCTGGAGAATTTTGCTGACCTACACATACTCACGGACACTGTTCGCAATGTGCTGGAACTGGATCTCAGCAAGTATGACAAGTCTCAACAAATGGCAGTACTACTGTTTGAGTGCAAACTGTTCGAATGGTTTGGTCTGCCGCAGTGGATCATCGACTATTGGTTCAAAGTTCACAATCATGTTATCCTGTTCAACAGAAACAATGGAATGAAAGCAAAGATCAATCTGCAAAGGCGAACTGGCGATTCGGGAACTTACATCTTCAACACAGCAGTAAACATGGCACTCACGACCCTGATCACCGATGTGTCCCGATGTCAGATGGCTCTGTTTGGAGGCGACGATGCTTGGATAGCCGGAGTCACCACCACCTTCAATGCGGAGGACATCTATGCCAGCATGTTCAATTTTGAAGTCAAGAGGTTCCTGGAAAAAGACCGTTTATTCTGCTCCAGATTCCTGATCAAGACAACGGCCGGCAATGTCTGTGTGCCTCACCCGATAAAAGCCCTGTTGAAGTTGGGGAGAAAAGACATCTACAGCAGAGACGTTCTTAAGGAAGTCTGGACTTCCTACAAGGACAACTGGAAACATCTCGACAAACTAGAAGTGCAACAACAACTGCAAAAGAGTGTCAAAGAGAGAGACGGACTGAATATCGATGCTTCGGCTGTCTGTTCTTTTTTGGCTTCTCTTGTCAAAAATTATGACAAATTTGATGAACTATTTCGAGAACCTCAAGAATCCAAACACCGGACAATACAACCTAAGACAGAAATTTAAAGATCAATAATGAATCCTGGGGACACAGCCCAGTCGCTAGGCATATCTATCAAGCATGTACCAGACCTAGTCGCATTCATTTTTGATAACTTTCATTTGACCTCATCCCAGTTGCTGTCATCACTAAGAAAATTCACAAATGACTTTCATTTCACCATTCAGACTTCGCATTCAGGACCACCCGGACGGCGTTTGCACCATGTGTTCTATCTACTCAAACACACTGTCATCGAGTTCACAGCCATTGATCACCTCACCGCTATTGAAGGCATCTCTGACAGGCTGCTGAATTGTCTGTTGTCATCAACGCGTCTATCCAGATTTGATTATCTCTCTCTTCAGTCAGTTGTGGTAGAGATTGATGAGGGAGTCAGAACCATACTCACACCCGATTTCATATCCAGATCGGCTTGTCTGTCCTATCTGGTTTCACTAAATTTCTGTGACTCACATGGTCCACCCTGGTTTCTAACAACGGCACTCACCAGAGACAGAAACAAAAGAAGGACCAATCATGATCTTCAAATCTTCTTCGCCGTTGATCGGAATTTTCTTCTTTCATTTGTTAAGCATATTGTTGTTTGCGACACATCTCGACATTTCATTTGGATGGACACCTCCCTGGGTTTTCACTGCATCGAATCTGACCTCGCTCATACCTTTTGAAGGCAAGACTCGCACACTACCCTCGGATTGGGAGCATCATCTCATCAATACCACTCTTACCGATCGAACCTACTTTGATCAAATCTTCACATTTCCGTATCAAGACTGCATGTTCGCTGGGACCACCAAACCACTGGCCTTTGAGATGTACGCAGATTGCGGTAAGAGTGATAAGTTTTGTCCTGTGCGCCGACCATACGTCACGGGAGTTCACTCTGATGCTCTATTAGACTTCGCTTTTGCTGGAATACTGAAGATAACAGACTACGTCTGTGTGCCCATTCAGTCTCGTTGCACATCATCCATAGCCTATTGCGTCAATCAAGCACCACTATTGCACTATCACACATTCAATTCGGGCAACCGTGTCTTTCGCATGAAAGTGGATGGTCCTCGAAACACCATAATCATAAAGGTCACCCTTCCCGATCACCCTATGCAAAGGCAGGCGGTTGCTGTCTACAACACTGACAACAGATTCATCGGCATCACCTCATACTACTGTGCGGCCAACAACAGAATGGCCGACCTCTCAGGGGCTGTCTTCGATGAAGACAAGCGAATTTGCAAGTCCATCGACTTCAGTGCTTACTGTGACACAGTGACCATCAATCAAACAGATATCTACGCTCTTGTCTATCCTACCGTCTCTGTCTATTCGTTCATTCATGACATGCCTTTCAATGTCTCATCCAACATTGTTGACTTTAGATTGACAGTCAATTCCACCCATGATTGTCGCTACACATCTGGCAGACCGGAGTATGTTGAAAGGAAGACCAACTTCGTGAAAATATGCAGCCGCTCAATGTCAGTAAAGTCTAATTCGTTCATTGATCAATTGTTAGAGAGAATTGCTTCCATCTGGCTGGGATGGTATCTCTGGATTTGGAGTCGATCTCAACAGATACTCTATGAGATTCTCATGAGATTGGCCAACGCAAGCAAGAATTCAGTTGCAAAGTTTCTGGACTTGGCCTACGCGCGCCTACTACAGTGGCTCCTTCTCTTTCTCGATTATTACTGGGCTCTCACGTCATTTCCAGCCAATGTCATTTCACCCATCCTGTTTCTTTACGTGCAAAACAAATTTCATAGCAAGGTCATTTCAGCTTTGCTAACGTTTCTGTCTGTCGTTCTCATCAACACAATAATAAAACTTTTTCATTAACATGCCTCAGAACAATGGACAGAGACCTTTACATGTCAGCCCCCCGAAAGCCCAAGCAGGAGGGAATGTTCACCAGACTGGTAAAGTCAGTCTGGGCCAACCTGACAAACGTGGTCGACGAACCCTTCACTTTGTCGTTGATTGTAATAGCGGGAGTTATAGCGTTGACTCACGGCCGAGAAGGAACCAATTCCGTCCTAACCAAGCTGTCGTCAATGCTGGAGCAGTCCAACGTCGCCGCTCTTCAAACTCTAGCCAAAGCCATCAATGATCATGCCGGCAAATTGGTAGGTGCCATCATCCTATCACCGGCAGTTCTTTCAATGCCGTCCACTTGGGTTTTGACGGGTTCTGTAGCATCGCTAGTGTACATAGCTTTGGCTCCAGCTCATTCCATATTCACCTATGTTTTCGTGGCTCTGCAGATCAGGCTTGCCTTTCGAACAAAGAATCGTTATGCGAAGGTGCTTGTTCTCATCTCATTGGTGTTAGCAGTCTATTACTTCGACGTGCTCAAACATGACGTCATCGTTCAAAGAGGAAAGCGGGACATCCCTGGCTGCGCGTCGGTCTGCGGAGCGAATGTCAACTGTCTGTCCTGCTGTCAGAGCGATGACCTGAATTGCACCTCATCATTCACCAAGACCGTCGATGTTCGTGAAATGTGCAGAGCTTTCTGCTCTCTCAGAAACATCGACGGATGTTATGAGACCTGTTATGGTCTCAACTCATAGTTGTCACTCATCCTATCATGAATCACAACACATACAAAAACGCCGAAATCTAGCTACGGGTTCCGGTTGTTAAAGGTAGCTCACTCTCTGTAAAGAAGTTCCAGAGAGTTCGGTTTAAAGTCCGATTCATCATCTTATTAAACTATATCTAATCTTATTCTCATGCTTAGGGAACT